GATTTTCAGGTTTCCGGTTTGTTTCGGCTTTACGCCGGGTGGTTGTCTCCACCGTCACGATATATGCACTATGGCTCTCAAGCCCACGTCTGCTCAGGGTCTGCCGACGTCAGCGTCCAGTGGCCAGCGATAATGCCGACCGCGTTAGCCCCGAACGCGAACGAGGCGTTCCTCCCTGTGATACGAATAGTCACCGTAACTCCATAGTTGAAGATACCCAACGGGTCCTCATGCTCAAGCAATTGGTGATTCTCGAAACTGCAATTCTCCCGGCGGCCTATGGGAAGCAGATTGTCAAAAGGAGGGTAGCCTCCATCAAAACGAGCGAAGTAAGACAATTGATAGACTCCGTTTCCTTGGGTCGAAGGGAAGGAAATCTTCCCCGCGAAGTAAGACCCGGACGGAACCAAGCTGTAGGTTATTTCGTCCACGCTGGAACCGGCCCTAAAATTGGGGGGGGCACCAGCGTAGTTACCAGCCAGCTCACCAAACGCTCCGGTCGTCGCAAACAACGACCTCGCGGCGGAGCTGTCAACTGCGAGTTGCTTCTTGTAGAATACCACATCGTAGGAAATCCAAAGCTCTCCTAAGTTCTGGTTAACAGCAGAGCAACCTTGGGTCGCAATGCTGAACCTCCCTAAATCATAGAACTTCTCCTCTCCCGTCCGTGGCACCCCACAGTGCAGCAATTTAGTTGCTCTTTCTGAGGGCTCGCATTCAATGCCATGCATTGCTGTATGACTCGGCTTCGTCGAGTTCGCGTAGCCCGCGTTCTCCATCTCGACTTTAGTCGCGTAAATAGGGTCCGCTGTGTCATAGTCGGTTGCCATGATAACGGTTCCCAACGCCTGCGACACGCCGTTGAATTCTGAAGACGTGCTCACAAACTCAAACACAATCCCCAAGGGTTCCCACTGTTCAAAGCCTCGAGCGATGTGATGCAACCACGGGAAGGTCTTCTTGTCTCCCGGGTTCAACGTAAAGTTGTTAATCGAGAAACTAGTCGACCCGTTCACAAGGCTTCCGCCAGAGTAAACGTCTCCAATGTACTCACGCTCGGTCACACGAATGCCACGCTTGCCGTCTTTCGAGAACTGGGGAACCTCGTTCGCGCTTAGCTTCCCCATTTGCATGAGGGAGTTTGACGTTACTGTGTAGTCACCCATCCCAAAGAGGGAGGCAAGGCCTTTGCCAGCCGCCTCACCGAGGTCTCCTAGGCCGAATCTTGATCCAACCTTCCTACCTACCGAGGACAAGCTGAGGTCAGGGATTCGACGACTGATGTCAGCCATCATTTTCCTGTCCGCATCCGTGTAATCTCCTCGCCCCTTTACAGGGGCTGGCTTGTTACTAGTGGTCCGCTTCGCGGACTTGACTTTCTTAGCCATTTCCAGTGTAATAACACAACAAGTTAATAACGCAAAAGGTTTAAAACACAAGAAGTTTACAAAGCACATAATTTGCTCCTTAGGCCTTCGGAGCAGGGTTTTGCGGTTTCCCGCGAGGCGCCTCTAAGGCCAGGCGCCTCACCTCCCCCCAACGCTTACGCGTCGAGGGGAGCCGGGGTTCCAGGCTGGCTTTCACCAGCCAAAGACATGACAAAGGCCCGGATTTCACCAATGTCATTTCTGTCTTTGTTTACGAACATGAATGCGTCGAACAGCTCCTCCGTGATCTGCTTATTTCTAAACAGTTGGAGGACGGTCTTGGTGCACGACGCGGGGTAGTGGGTCTCACGGGTTATGATGTGACTACAGAAATCCCATGGGTCTTCACCCACAGAAGTGACCAAATCCGTAAGCACGAACCCGCACTGCCCATATCCATTGACAGTGTCTTCAAAGTAAGTCGCTTGGCCAACCCTGGCCTCGCTAGATTTGTTAAGGCAGTCGTCCCCATTGGAAGTCGCTGGCACGTACTGGGGTTCACCCTTCGCAGGGCTCCATCCAGAAACTACCAACTC